GTTACTGCATTAAGCACAACCACTGGTCTGTATTCGAGCAGGCATTTATGACTCTGGAACTGGAAACTACCAGGGGTATCGCAGCTCAAGTGCTGCGCCACCGTTCGTTCACATATCAAGAGTTTTCCCAGCGGTATGCTGACAGCTCTATGTTGGCAGAAAGAATTCCTATGTTTGATCTTCGTTCTCAGGATACTAAGAACAGACAGAATTCTATTGATGATGTTGATCCTTTTACCAAGCAGCACTTTGAGATTTTAATTCAAAAGCACTTTGCAGAAGCAATGGATCTGTATCAACAAATGCTTGCCAAAGGAATCGCAAAGGAGTGTTCGCGTTTTGTGCTTCCCCTCGCCGTGCCCACAAAAATCTATATGTCAGGATCAGTGCGATCGTGGATCCACTACATAACTTTGAGATCCGCTAACGGAACTCAGAAAGAACATATGGATCTTGCTAATTCCTGCAAGCAGATCTTTGTTGAACAATTTCCTACAGTATCTGAAGCATTAGAATGGACTTCCTGAACGACATCAAAGTATATGATAATGTCATAGACGAACGTGCTTGTATTGATATCTTTCAGTTCTTGTCACGTCAGTTCTATGTCCTGCAACGTTCTAACGATGCAGGAAAACTAGAGGAGGCGAAGAGCTTCCTCCGTATTCCTCGGTCTCCCGAAGAGGTCGAGGAATTTAAGCGTTCTCTCATTGCTCAACAGCAGCAACTTACTGATGGCAACACCATCCCCGCTGCTGATAAGTATTGGACACGCATCCACAAGGGTGCACCTGAGTGCAGCAAGGAAGACGAAGACCTCTGCAGAGCACTCTACCAGGCGCTAGAAGGCGTCTGTCCTCTCCCTCCGTATGAGATGCTCGGAAACGTCTATACCAATATGCTGCGCTCTATGGACCGCCCTAAGGCGCACATCGATAATCTAGACGAGAAGAATCGTACCGTGATGTTCTACACTAATTCCAAGTGGCATCGCGACTGGGGTGGCGAGACTGTCTTCTATGATTTTGATGACAACATTATCAAATCGGTTCTTCCTAAAGCAGGAAGAGTGGTATCATTTGATGGTCGGATTCCCCACTCTGCTAGACCTCCTGTGACTGCTGCTTACGAACCTAGATATATTACGGTGATGAAATTCTGATGCCTCAATACGAATTCAACAACAAAGAGACTGGTGAGTCTGTAGGTGAACTGTTCTTATCTCTAGAGGGATTAGAAGATTTTCTCCGTCAGAATCCTAACCTCTGTGTAGCACCTGGCAAACTCAGGTACTTGCAATTTAAAAGTGATGAGTCCTTCCCTAGTTATCCTGATATGGATAACCAGACTAGAACTGTGGAGGAGAAGGATCCTAAATTTGTACCAGCACAACCTGCATCTTGGTCAGATACTACAGATCCTACCGAGAACTATACTCGGTATAAAGTAACTGACAAACGTAAGAATAAAATCAGTCACTTCCAAAAAGATATCGAGGAGCACGGTTATATTACTGGTGCACCTAAGTTTCTTGGTGGTGGTTCTGAAAAAGATTTCCACGTTGATAGTGTTACTTCTAATGAACCTATCACTATCGAGGAGCAACGTCAGTACGAAGAGATGCAGGAGGCGGAAGAAGGTAACAGTCGCCGCGCTGTTGAAAATCGTATGAATATGAAGGGTCTTGATAGTCGTGATCCTATCAAACCTACTCTTGGTTCTCAGCAACTAATGCCGTGGGAAGTCGGTTTCACTGAAGAACACGCTGAAGCATATAAAGATTCTGCTGATGAAGATACTGTTCGTATCCACAAAGATAAAAAACGTGAGTACGAAGCAATGAATCCTGATTACGATCCCCACGAAGCTCAATGAGGTCTAAATAGTTATGCCGATTTATCCAGTAAAAAACAATACTACAGGTGAAAGAAAAGAATTAAATCTTTCGCTATCTGCCTATGAACAGTGGCGAAAAGACAATCCCGACTGGGATAAAGATTGGTCTAAAGGCGTCGCTGGTTTAGGTGAAGTGGGTGATTGGAGAAACAAAACTGATGGAGGCTGGAATGAAGTTCTCCAAAAAGTTTCCCAAGTTCCTGGATCTAACGTTAAACCCTACAAGTAATCAATTCTATGCCGAGAAAGAAGTCGCCAACAGTTCTTTCAACTAAGCAGATGAAAAGATCAAAACCGATTAATACTTCACTGCTGCGTAACATCGAACCTCTTACAGATAACCAAGAGAAAGTTTGGGAGGAGTACGCCAAAGGTCAAAACCTAGTAGCATATGGAGCAGCAGGCACAGGAAAAACTTTCTGTCTTCTTTATAACGCACTAAAAGAATGTCTCTCTGAAGATTCTCCTTACGAAAAGGTTTATCTAGTTCGCTCTTTAGTAGCAACCAGAGAGATTGGTTTCCTTCCTGGAACACACGACGACAAGAGCTTTCTTTACCAGATTCCTTATAAGAATATGGTGAAGCATATGTTCTCGATGTATACTGATAAGGAATTTGACACACTCTATGACGACCTACAACGTCAAGAAACTATTAGCTTCTGGTCTACTTCTTTCCTTAGGGGTACGACTCTTGATAATGCTATTGTTATAGTTGATGAATTTCAGAACTTGAATTTTCACGAACTTGATAGTATAATCACTAGGGTTGGTGAGAACAGCAAGATTATGTTTGCTGGAGACGCCACCCAAACCGACCTCCAAAAGGTCACAGAGCGCACTGGCATTCTAGATTTTATGCAAATCCTTGAGGGTATGCCCGAAGTGTCGAAGGTTGAATTCGGCATTGAGGATATTGTAAGGTCTGGTCTGGTTAGATCGTATCTGGTCTCCAAGATCAACCAAGGTTACAATGAAAAAATTTGACCACTCTGAACTTCTAGAATCTAAAACACTGAAGCGAGGATTGTTTGAGGGGCGGCGACTCTACTCCGTTGGGGAGAATCGCTACCCCTCTGTCACTACAGTCCTATCTAATCGTAAGAAAAAGAAAGAGGCGATTGCCAAGTGGCGGAATCGTGTTGGTGCCGAAGTTGCTAACCGAACCTCTACTCGTGCCGCTACACGTGGTACAAATTATCACGGTATTGTTGAGCAGTATGTCAGGAACCAACTTAACTTAGAGGATCATAAGAATTCACCTCTGCCTGTGCAGATGTTTCACACTTCTAAAAGTGTTATAGATAGAATAGATCGACCACGTTTAATCGAGTCGATGCTATGGTCTGATAAGTTAAAGATTGCTGGACAGGTAGACCTTATCGCAGAGTTTGATGGCGTATTGTCTGTGATTGATTTCAAGACATCCAAGTCACCAAAGAAACCATACATTGCTCAGGATTATTTCCCGCAACTGTGTGCCTACGGTTATATGTTCTACGAACATTACAAGATTGAAGTAGAAAAACTTATTGCCATCGTTGCGTGCGAAGATGGTGAGTGTCAGGTTGTTGAAACTTCAGTTAAAGAACCCCACTTCGTTAAACTACTTGAGGCAATCAAAGAATACGAAATGACAAATGCCCTCACAACAACCTGATGATATAGAAAATAAATTTATGACTGCTACAAAATTTGCTGGTGAAATTGAAAAACTAGTCGTTGAGAACCACGATATGAACTACATCGATGCTGTAGTTCACTTCTGTGAGTTAAATAGTATTGAACTTGACGGTGTTAGTAAACTTATTTCCAAACCTCTTAAAGAGAAACTGAAGTATGATGCTCAACGCCTTAATTTCATAAAGAAAACTAGTCGTGCTAAGTTAATGTTCTAATGTCTTTTAGAGAATCAGATATTGTCCAGAAAGAAGTTCAAATTATTAACTCTCTGCAAGATCAACTTGCGGAGATGACTCTCGCCTTCCCTGCTATGACTGCAGAGGAGCGTGAGGAGTACGTAGAGATCGTCGAGACACTACTGGAGAAGCAGCGTATACTGTGGACACGTGTTGAATTGTCAAAGAATCACGACGAAACTGCTGCTCTTATGGCGAACGATGTTCGTAAAGTAATGGACGCTATCGGAATCCCCAAAGACGTTACGGTCACTGATGTTTTCGGTAACATCGATGAGATGATAACAACCTTAAAAAGAACCATCGAGGACCTAGATTAATCTTAAGGTTTTATACCTAGACAATATTGTGTCAAAGTGATACAATAAATAAGTACTTAAGTAGCACTGTGCCTTAATGGATCCATCTACTATGGGACTGTGGATAACAGTCACCATCATAGCTCTTCTGATTGCTTACGCTGGTGTAGAAGAGACAATGCGATTATTTGCTTATGCAGATCTGCAGTTGCGCTACGCCTGGGTTAGATTTAGAATGATGTTAATGCGTAGAAAACTTAAGCAGCAACTTCTTAAAGATCTCCCCGAGTATAACAAACTAATCAAGGAGCACACCAAGGATGACTGACGATCCCGATAGTCTATTTAAAATGGACCGCGTTGAATGCGAAAAATGTGGCGCGGTATGGTTAAATGGTGAACACTACTGGAGAACAGGAGTAAAAGGTAGTGAATTCGATCTAGCAGGTCTCGTCTGCAACAAACACGGTAACGAAAAGTGCATCAATCCTGCCAAGGGTACTGATGCTAGTGTAAAATATGGTGACTCCTGGGACAAACGCTTGGACGAGATCACCACTGGTTTCCACGAGAAATACAGGGAGATGGACGACCGTTTCCGTGGCAAAGACTCTTGACGCCTGGTCCGTTATCCCTTATAATTAGTACACAACGGACTGGAATACATCCGTGCTCACGTCTCCGAGAGAAAAAAGAATCGGAATCCCAACCCACGTGAGAGAGAGGTGGGACCCCTCTTGGTGCCCCGCTGCTGGACGCAGCAGCGGTATTATAATGGTGGCAGACAGTAAGAGGGAGCGACAAACTGCTCCCCGCCACCCACTCGCCACTCTAGCTCAGCTGGATAGAGCAACGGTTTTGTAAACCGTAGGTCGTCGGTTCAAGTCCGACGTGTGGCTTGGGGGCAACCCCTACAAACCAAATCCTAACTAATCCAAGGTAATCCAATGTCTTTTAGCGACCTCAAGCGCCGTTCCACCTCTCAGCTCCAAGCACTAGTGCAGGAAGCAGAGAAGATTAACAAGTCTGGTGGTGGTGCCGACGAACGTTTCTGGAAACCAGAGCTTGATAAGTCTGGTAACGGTTACGCCGTCATCCGTTTCCTCCCTGCTCCTGATGGAGAGGAACTTCCGTGGGCAAAAGTATACTCCCACGCATTCCAAGGTCCTGGCGGTTGGTACATCGAGAACTCCCTGACCACTATCGGTGGCAAGGATCCTGTCGGTGAAGTCAACCGTAAACTCTGGAATTCTGGCATCGATGCCGACAAGGAAGTTGCACGTAAGCAGAAGCGTAAACTCTCTTACTACACCAACATCTATGTCGTGCGCGATCCTGCACACCCCGAGAACGAGGGCAAGGTGTTCCTCTACAAGTTCGGTAAGAAGATCTACGATAAGATCACTGCAGCAATGCAACCCGAGTTTGAGGACGAGACTCCTGTGAACCCCTTCGATCTGTGGGAAGGTGCTAACTTCAAACTGAAGATCTGTAAGGTCGCTGGTTACTGGAACTACGACAAGTCTGAGTTCGATCGTCAGTCTGCATTGTCTAAGGACGATGATGAACTGGAAGGTATCTGGAAGCAAGAGTATTCTCTCACTGCTTTCACTGCTGCTGATCAGTTCAAGACCTACGAAGAACTTACGTCACGTTTGAACGAAGTCCTCGGCATTAACAAGCGACCTGCCACTCCGACTGTTGATGACGAAGAGTTTGAACCCGTAGTCTCTGCTCCTTCTTTCACTCCTAAGTTCGAGAAGAAGACTGATGAAGGTGACTTCAATGCACCTGACATCGCTGGTAAAACATCTGATGATGATGACCAACTGTCCTACTTCGCTCGCCTTGCTGAGGAAGACTGATGGACGTTGTGCACGCTTGGAATTCTATGTCCTACGGAGAAGGGTTTCTCTTCTCCCTCTGGGTCATCGGGATGTATTACATTAAACTCCGTATGGACCGCTACTTTACACGATGAAATTATTGACTCTCGAAGATTACCAGAAGGCAGGTGAAACCTTCTGGCCAAAGTACTGGTATGTTGCCAAGGAACTTGGTGAAGATGCTAGGGCAGAGGATATCCTCAAGATCCTTGAGTCCATTGGTACAGTAGCATTGCGACTGAAGATGGAAGACAAGCTTGATCCCTTCGGATTCAATAAGAAATCCGAAAAGGATTCTATGCCTGGATCAAATACTTGATCTCTTTAGTGTCTTGCTAACATAATCGGAGCTCTTCTTATAAGGAAGTTGCTCCTTCATTTCTTGAATAAAGCGTGGGAGATATCTTTTCTTAAGGATATAAATCTCACGCTTTTTATCATTTGCTTCAGTTTCATACTCGTGATGACTGATTGCTCTAGCAATCGCTTCACCTTGTAGGGTCACAATAGAACCATCAGGATCACGGTAACGGAAACTATCACGAACTAATTTTTCCCACCCACTAGTACCAGAAGGACGCTGCAGTTTGTATCTAAAGTAGTTGTTTTTATCATCTACAAACGTAGGTTCTGTCAGTGTGGTGGAGACAACACTAGTCACAACACCAGTAGGGTTGATGCTGAACTGCATACCCTCTGAGATTGGATTCTCTACATCAATTTCTTGTAGACTAACTGCTAAGAAGTCGCCTTCAACTTGAGTGACATCTGCAACGATACCATTACTGAATGTCACTTCGTCACCTACATTAATAGCAGCACTTTCTTGTACCACAGTTGCACTTAACTGTGCAGGAACGTCAGCATAGTAAGGAATATTTTCAGACCCGTACATAAAACCACGGTTGAAAGTACCCGTACCTAAAGTAATTAAAAGTTCTTCACCTTCCTCGTCATAAGAACCAGGGTTAGTGATGTTAATACTTTGAATGCTCTTCTTCAAAGTCACACGTCCAACAGCACCAGAACCAGTAGTATCTAACGGGTTGTTGGTGAAGTACATATTTGCATCAGAAGCATACACCTTCGTAGTGTTGACGAAGTTGACTGTAGTGATGCCGTAGTGATCATACGGAGGACCACTGTTGCCAGGTTGGTACAACTGGAAGTAAACGTTTTGAGTTCTTACTTCTTCAGGTACCTGGAATTCATAACCTGTTAAGACACCACTGCCAGTACCATTAGGCACAGCATCGATCACGATACCGAGGTTGACCCAATTCTCTGCAACAGGTGCACCATCAACAATCTGGTATCTCAGGTAGAGATCTTCCACACCATTGATGTCAGGTGTTTCGCCACCGTTACTTCCGTTACCACGCACAGCATAGACTATGACGGTATCGAAGTCCGTCATATCTACTGAGTTAAGGGTAGCGTAACGGGTTCCCCACGTGTCACCGAATCTGAGGTGCGTACCACCAACGTCAAAACCTCCTCCCGATCCAGTTCCTGTACCGTTTTGGGCAATGACTGTACCATTTCCAAATTCGTAGATGTTATCTGCAACAGTAGTATCGAAAGAGGTACCATTGAGTCTGATCTCCACGACTTTTCCGTCTTCGATCACAGTGCTAGCACTCTCGTTTGCTAGACCTCCATCAAAAGAAACAGTAGGGGGATAAGTATAGTTTTCTCCACCAGATAAAACTTCTAGTAAATCTAGAGGACCACCTGGAGTCATTACTGCTTCAGCAGTTGCTCTTACAGCAGGCATCTCACCATTGTTACCACTGGGAGCAGAGATGGTGATGCTAGGTGTGGTTTCGTAACCAAAACCAGCGTTATCGATGTTGATACTTTCGACAACTAACTTCTTCGTTATGTTTAATCGAACTTCGTTTTCTGGTTCTGGGAATTCAACATCAGTTTTATCATACTCTACCCAGTAAGGTGCCTTGTAGAATCCTTCATCTACAATCTGACCAGCAGGCAACACAACATTGCCAGCACTATCTTTTACTTCATTTGTTACATAGTGTTTGATATCATATGGATTATCATATTTGTTGTTGATATAATCATTCAAGACTGGTGTAGACATAGGCCAGTCGTAGTATGGATTCATAATGTTATTGCACATCATAATAACCCAGTCGTAATCACTACGACCATAAAGAAGTTCTGATACTAGATCAGGACGATCTGAGTCATCGATGACATACTTCTTGAAATATGTTGCTGTGTCTAGAACACTATCGGAGAGTTTAAATCTCCTAAAAATATTTTTTGCTACCTTATATTGCTGCTCCGACCAGGGAAATCTGATCGGACGAATAGCGAGATCAATATTAGGTAGATAGGAAAAATAAGATGCCATCAGTAGTATTGTGTTCCGTACTTGAATTTGTCACCGAAGTCATTGGAGATCACCATCTTGAGTTCTTTGAACGATAGTGACATTTGCACAGAGGTGGGAGCACCATCTTCCATTGTGGAATAAGAACCTGCTCCTGTATAACTAACAGAGATGTTTTGTAAGGCGCACGCCTTCATCTTATTTAACCAGTGATTGTCCTTAGAACCCTGCTTGTACTGGATTTTATATACATAGGGGACTTTCATAAACCAACCATCTGCTTCCATCGAAGGTGCAGATGACTTTTTAAATTGCCAGATCATTTCTTGAATGATCTTAGATTCTCTAGCGTTGCGTGGTACTAAACTCCAATTGAATTGGAACGTTCTCATACCAACACCATCAAACATAACTTCTATGTTTGGATTGAGAATCGTACCTGTAAGACCACCAGCAACTGCGTTAGCTTGCAGACCAGTCATCGATGCACCAGCATTAATTGCTAGTGACTTTGCTAATGCTTTGCCTTGCTCTCTAGGATTGCCAGGCATCATACCCTTTAAGGTATTTGATATACCTCCAGCACCTTGAGTTAATATATCTGGTGCAGCATCGATTGCGGAACCAGCCATACGTAGACCAGCACGCTCAAGGTTACCCATACGAACATCACCCCACGCTCTAGAGTGACTATCCCTGATGTCCTCAGGCATATAGAGAATCATATTCTTGTATGATGACTGCGATAGTTCGCCACCACCAAAACCAGTTACATCATAGTCAGCGTATCTACCACCATAAAGACTACCACCTGCTTCACCGATGCACTTTGCTTTACGGAAAGGAGGTTGATATTCATACACAGTGAACATCATATAGTCATCAAAGTCCTCTACCTTATCAGCAGGAAACCTTAACGATGATTTACTTGTAAGTGCGTCGAGAATTGCCATTAGGACACTTTGCGTTTCGCTCTGAACCTATATTTTGCAAGGGCATCATACTTTAACCAGACTTTTTTGGAGAGAACAGGTACTTCTATCTTACCAACAGCAGAAACAAATTGCTCTAGTGGTAGATGGATCGCTGAGTCCCAATCATTTTCGTCAATCTCAATAAAAAGATTGGCGTTTTTCACATCACTTTTTTTATATTTATGGATGATGTTCCGAGGTACATCTATCTTATTGCTGAGGAGTGCGCTAAGAGTTTTTATTCTCTTCTTCGGACTGATATAATGTAGGTTCGCTCCCCAGAAATGATCTGTCTTTACTTCCAGAACTACTACCAGTGGTAACTGATCGTAGTAAGCTAGTTTCTGCTTCGTAGTCTTGGCATCGTATTCAAATAAGACTATGGTACCCTCCCTAGGTGTTCTTCTAACTTGATTGAGATCATCATCGTTGCCGACCTCATTGAGAAGAACAGCTTCCTTGGTGCCATCTGCTAACGCACTGCGCATTGCATTCTTGGATGCTGAACGCCACCAGGATGCAGATCTATCTTTACCGTCCTGCGCTTTCTCTAATTTTTCAAAGACTGATTCCAAGATGATCCTCCGTGAGAATTAGAAACTCCATTCTTCTATCATCACAGTAGTTTTTCGCTGCCTTCCACTTGGCAGTGTTCTTCATAAAGGTAAACGTCTCTTGCATAAACTTTTTAGTTTTACGCTTGGGTTGAGCAGGAGGTTTGGTCTGCTTCTTAGGTTTTACTTCGACAATATATTTTTTGAGAGAACCATCTTTGTCCCTCACTTTCAAATAGAAATCTGGATAATACCTATGTATTCTACCGTCAGTGGGACAACGATATGGTATAATGATCTCTTCGCTACCCCACTCGATTACATTAGCTTCACGATCACAGTACTTCATAAACATAAGTTCCCAGGATGATCTGTAAAAGATCCTACTGGGATTGCCTTTATACTTTTGGTAGTTCACTGGTTTGTACTGCCCCGAGTACGCCATAAATAAAACGTATCCTTCCAGCCTATTTAGATGGCGAATCTATACCAAAAAGTACAGGAACAGATAGCACGCGGTGGAGGGATTGCAAAGTCCAATTCTTTTCGTGTTGTTATCCCGTCCCTAGATCGTTTGGGACTGGAAGGTTTTGGTAGCAACGTTCCTGATCAGAGGACGCTAGAGATCTTCTGTGATAACGTAGCACTTCCTAGTGTGCAAGCAGCGACCTCTCAGGTCAATGGATATTATACTGGTCACAGTATGAAGTATCCGACGATGAAGATGTACAACGATCTGTCACTGTCATTTATTTGTGATGGTAATATGACAGCGTTGAAAGTTTTCCACGCTTGGTTCGATAAAATCTTCCAAGAGAAATCTCAGTTCGGACAGACACAAGTCATCCCTGATGAGATGTCTTCTATTCCTCAGAGGAATCGCAATAGATTTACTAGACTATCTTATCCTGATAGTTATCAGACAACTATTGCAGTTGATAAGTTTGAACCTGGCAAGAGATACTCTGAGCAAGGTAGAAGTTTAAGATACTTCTTTACAGAATGCTATCCTTATGCTATTGATGCTGTTCCACTAGACGCAGGTGCTGCTACACTAATGAAGTGTACTGTCAATTTGTACTACGAAAGATTTGAAGTACAGTTTGAAGACGCCCGTAAGAATTTAAAAAGTAAATCAAATAACATCCGCACATCTAATCCAGCATCACTTAGCAGTGCGATAGGAAACGTTGGGCGAGCATTCAGTTCGTTCACAAATGATATGGGGAACCTCTTTAACTAACCGCTCTAAATAATAGTATTGAACTGAACTCACTATGCCTTTACCAAAGCTTGAGGTGCCCACTTACCAGTGTGAGCTTCCTTCTACTGGACAAACGATTAAGTACCGACCCTTCCTAGTTAAGGAAGAAAAAGTTCTTCTCGTAGCAATGGAATCAGAAGATGAACAACAAATTCAACAAGCTATTGTTGATCTTCTTAAGGGTTGTATTGTTAGTAGACTAAAAGTTGAGAAACTTGCGATGTTCGATCTCGAATATCTGTTTCTTATGATTCGTTCTAAGTCAGTTGGCGAAGAACTGGAACTTAAAGTTACTTGCACTGATGACAACGAAACGCAGGTTGATGTTGCAATCGATCTGAATGAAATTAAAGTTGTCAAACCTGATGACCACAGCGACTCTGTGTATATCAATGATGACATCACTGTGAAGATGAAGTATCCTTCTCTGGATCAATTCATCAAGAATAACTTTGCTCAACAGGAGCAGAGTCCTGACCAAGTATTTGAACTCATCGCTGACTGCATCGATCAGATTATTGATGGTGAAGATGTATATGAAGCAGCAAATTCTTCTAGAAAAGAATTGGTTGGTTTCTTGGAGAGTCTGACTTCTAAACAGTTTGAATCTGTTCAGGAATTCTTCAGCAATATGCCTAAACTTACCCACACCTTCTCGGTTATTAATCCTAATACTAAAGCAGAGTGTGAGTATACACTGGAGGGTCTTGCATCTTTTTTCGGGTGAGTATGTCTTACAATAGTCTTGAAAACTATTTTAGGACAAACTTCTCTTTGATGCAGCACCATAAATATAACCTAGCAGAGATCGAAGGGATGATGCCTTGGGAAAGAGATGTTTACATCGCTCTCCTGCTGGCGCACCTGGAAGAAGAAAAGCTACAGCAGCAACAGCTAAAAGCTAACAGGTAATGGCATTAGACACCAGTAAGTATAAGAATAATCCGCTGACGGGATCTGCTAACACTGATCTTGTTAAAATCCAAGCTGCTTCTGTGAAGCAGCAGATGGTTACTAACGCTCTTCTTAACGATCTGGTAAATCTGCAGACGCAGACGCTTAAACTTCAGCGTTCTCGTCTTGCCTTAGAAAACAAGATGATTTCTAAGGGCAAGTTCGCTGCCCAAGAAACTGCAATTGAGAAGCAGCGTAAGGCAGGTCCCAGAATTTCTAACCCCTTTGCAAAGAAAGGTGGTAGTAAGAAGGGTCTGGACTTTGAGAAGTTAAAGAAGGCACTGCTTGCTGCTGGTGCCGCAGGTGCTCTTACTCTTGCTGTAACACAGTCGGATGCTATCCTTGGTGTCCTTGCTGATGGTGTTGCAGGTCTTGCTAATGCTTTAGAAACAGCAGACGTTAAGTTACAAAACTTTGGCAGGCGAGCTGCCATTGAGTATAATAAGTTAAGGAATTTAATGACCCCCATTGCGGGGTTCAGTGCCTTTGGCATTGGTAACATTGGTATGGGTCTTGCGACATCTAAGAAGATGTCCAAGCTTAAAGATGGTGCAGCAGTTCGTGGTGCCATTGCGAAGCGATTCCGAAATCCTGCAGAAGGTGGTATAAGACAGACTGTTAGGAACGCTGCTGGCGCAGGTGCTGGTAGAGCATTCGATGCTGCCACTGATGGGTTGGATACTGTTGCAAAGAGTCCAGTAAAAACCAAAGGTTTTACTGTTGGAGGTCTTAAGAATAGTCTTGATGAAATTTTATTTGATGCTAGATTAGCAGCACGTACTGGTGATCCTACCAAGAGTGTTGCTTCTAGGTTCCAAAGACTTGTCGGTGGTGGTGCTAATGCTAAAGGCAAACTTGTAAACACTGCTAGTGCTATCAAGCAGCAGGGTACGTTGTTTATGCAGGGCATCACTGGTGCTCAGGATGCAAGTGTTCTCCGCACCGCAGGTCGTCCCTTCCCAAATATGGCACGTGGTGCTGGTAGTCTTGCAGATGAAGCGGGTGGTTTCTTCCGTGCTGGTAGAAACATTAGAACTGGTAAAGCCCTCAATGATCTGTTAGCCAACCTGGGTAAATTAAAAGTAAAATCAATACAGTCTCTGGCAAATATTTTCAAAGCATTGCCTGGACAAATTTTAAATCTTGCTAAGGGTGCTAAGGGTCTTGTCGGTACCTTAGCAACTGCTGCTAAGAGTGGTATCTTAAACTTTAACCTTGGCAAAGCTCTTGCAGGTGCTGGCAAGGGACTCGCTGGTGGTGCTAGTGCAATTCTTAAAGGTGGTAAGGGTGTGCTCGGTGCTGGTGCTGGTATTGCTCAGCGCGGCGCTGATTTACTCAAGAGCACTGGTGGTATAGTGAGTAAAGGTGTCGGTAGAGTTCCTGTCATTGGTTCTCTTCTCTCCGCTGGCTTCGGTGCTATGGAAGCGAACGAGGAAGAGATAAAGCGTTTGATGGAAGAGAATAATATGACACGAGAGCAAGTCAACGCTGGTCTTGCTGATGGTAGTCTGCAGAAAGATAAAGCGAAGATCGTTGGTAGATCAGCAGGCGCAGGTCTCGGTGCAGGTTCAGGTGCAGTCATCGGTGGTTTCCTTGGTGCTGTTGGTGGTCCTGTTGGTATCGCACTGGGTGCTGCTGTTGGTTCCTGGTTGGGTGAGAACGTTGGTAAGTTCCTGGGTGAAGGATTCGCGAACACATTTAAATCATTCGACTGGGGTAAGACTTTCGGTCCAGTGATCACATCCTTTAAAGAACTTGGTGGTTCTATCGTGAGCGCGATGGATGGACTTGCTGCTGTCTTCGGTGTCGGTGGAGAGTCTGGTGAGGGTGGCGGATTTATTGGTGCTCTGAAGAATATCGGTAGAATTATTGGTGTTCTTGCTAAACTTTTGATGAAAGTGTTGGTACCGATAATCCAGATCATTGCCAAGTACTACAAAGCTTTGGTTGATATGTTCGCCTTTGTTGTCAAAGGTGTTGCCAGTCTCGTTGCAAACGGAATGTCATTCATTAAAAAACTGATTGACAATGTTCCTAGTTGGTTGGGTGGTGATGCTCTCCGCAATATGGTTAAGGGTACTGAGGAAGTCTTCAGTGGCGATGTTATTGGTAACCTCAGTTCTTTTGTCGATGGTATGGATCTGAGTCTTCCTAACGCTGAAGTTCCACAAGCACCACCTGGAACGGGTAGTGGTGATGATAGAGGTATCGTTGGTCGCACTCCTATGATGGGTGGTATGGGTGGTCAAGGTGGTATGGGTGGTCAAGGTGGCGCTGGTGCAATGAATAACATCGTCGTCACTTCTCGCTTTGGTTGGCGTGATATGGATGGTGATGGCAGGAAAGAAGACAACCATATGGGTGTTGATATTGCTGCACCAGAAGGAACACCCCTGGTAGCATTCTCTGATGGTGTTGTTCAATCTAACCGTGGTGTTGGTTACTTTGGTGGTTACGGTAACACCGTGATCTGGAATGATGACAACGGAAGGTCACACCTCTGGGCACATATGCAGAACCGTGCTAAGGTTCGTGAAGGTCAGAAGATTAAGAAGGGAGATCTGCTTGGATATGTTGGCAACACTGGTAGATCTAGTGGTCCTCACCTACACTGGGAAGTTTCCACTAGTCCCACTGATGTTGGAGCTCCTAAGAGTATGCCTGGCACTAGAGGTGACGCCCTCAAGATGGGATACGATTGGAAGGCACCCTTCTCTGGTAAGTCAAACTTTAGTAGCAACTCAGCAGATATGTTAAGTTCTACTTCCTCGGCGTTCACATCACAACCATCTTCTGTGACTTCGAGAGTTACTGGAAGACTAAGAGGTCTTGAGGGAAGACTCAGATCAGCTCAAACTTCTATGCAGGAGAAGGGTGTTCCAGAACGTATGTCTGAAGCAGCAACTGCTGCCTTCGCTCCGATGGCATCTCTGATGGAGAAACTAACTTCTGCTGCTAACGCTCCTGTGGGTGCCGCTACTGCTGATGGTGGTACTACTGCTGCCTCTGGCAACGTAGCACTGTTCCCCACAATGTCTCCCGTCAAGGATGGCGGTCACATTTTCAACCTTGATTTCTAATGGCAGAACCCTCTTCCGAAGCACAACTTGGATGGAAACTTATTCTGTGTGAGATTTCTTTGAACACAGGTGAAACCCTGACTCTTAACAATAACCTCGCTAGTTTTACATACTACGAAGATCTGGAGAGAATTTGTCCTACTGCTGTCGCTACAGTCACAGACTTAGCAGCACAAGATCTCCCTCTCACTGGTGGTGAAGAGTTTAGAATTGTTTTGCTGACAGATCAGACTAGTGACGAAGAAAAAGAGTATAAGTTTGTAGTCGGTGACGTTAAGTCTCCTTTCCTTTCATTCAAGGGTAAGATTGCTACTATCAATCTGATCAGTGCAGATAGCAAAGCATTCTCTAACTTCAGGTGCGAGAAAACATATGTAGGAACTGGTGATCAGATTCTTGCTACGGTCTTCCAAGATTCTGGTATCTCAACAGCTCCTATGGTGCGTGGTGATAAACCATTCAACAAACTTCTATTCGGAGGCGAAGGTATCTCTGTTGCTAAGATGGCACGCAGAGTGTGCACTCAATCTATTCCTACTAGTGGTCAGAAAGCAAACACCTGTGGGTATTTCTTGTGGGGTACGAAAGATGGTTACACTTTCGCATCTATTGATCATCTGCTATCTACTGGCAAAGAAGATGATTATGGTGGTAAGGAAGCAGACTGGGAATACTATCAGTCTCCTGCTAACACAGGTAAAATTCCTGAGCACTTGATCATTCAAAATTATACTGTCGAACGTGATGGTGATCTCAAATCATTAGCAGACAACGGTGTCTTCCGTGCTGTGATTGCTGTTACTAATACAGATTCTCAGGAGTTTAAAGAAGAAGAATGGAAACTCAGTGATCACTGGGATGACTGGGCACACATCGGTTCTAAAAGTGCATTCCCTGAGTGGTTGACGAAATGGTTAGATGATTATGATCAGTCTCAAGGTAGACCTACCAGGACTTTTAAACTTAGTACCACTAACGAAGCATTCTTCAATGAAGAAGAAGCAGCATCTGATGCTACAGGTAGAGACGGTAGCGAAGTTAATACAGAGTATCCTGACTGGCAACCCTACACTGTTTGTCAATACAACGCTCGCCGTGCTACAATGGCAATGAATGTGAGCAACGTTGTTGTACCAGGCAACTCTGAACTCCGTGCTGGTGACAAGATTAAACTCCACATTCAATCCTCAAAACCTGATGCAGAAAAGGAAGCAGACGATGAAGATCTCAGGCGTGGTGGTGATTATTTAATCTTCCGCTTAGCGCATAGATATACTATGTCACCACGCGAATGTTTTACTGCAACAACTTTAGTAAAAGATTCTATGAACAAAAATTGTTAAAATGGACAAGGAATTTTTAAAACAATACCCTACGCATCTGACACAAAGTCTGTATCAGATTCTTGAAAAGATTGAAGTCGAAGAAGACACTACAATTCGTAGTAAATTGTATGCACAGCTTGCACTTCAATTAGAACGGCTTAAAATGGAACTGGAGAAATCTCCCGAGGCATTACCTGTCACGGAAGTGGTCAATCGTACCGAAATTTGACCTAAATATACCAGATATCTGGAAAAAAAACTCCGCCAAAAAATCGTCCCCTTAGGTTTTCAAATGGACTCTATCGAACAGCATATCGAGAAGGACAAAGAGATTCTTCAGAATCCTATGACTTCTCCTCAGCAGCGTCGCCACATTGAAGGTGAACTGCACGATCTAGAAGAGTATGTTGAGCATCATAAAGAAGAGATCGATGCAGGAGATCATCACGATCCCTCACCACTCGAACTCTACTGCGATCAAGAACCTGGCGCACCAGAGTGTAAGATTCACGATAACTAATGTCAGATACCTCATACAATGTAGCTAATGTAAGTGACCTCTTCGCATTACAGAAGGGATTTATTGAAGACATTGCGGACCCGAAAGAATCTGGTCGTGTACGTGTACGTTTAATCAATAAAGAATTCCGTTCTGGCGACGGAGGTCAGTTTATTCCTGTGCCCGAGACACAGTACCTTCCTTGGGCAACTGTTTTGATGCCTGCTGATAATGCAGGTGGCACAGGTACCTCTGGTTCGGGACATAACCTGAAGCGAGGTGACATTGTATGGGCATCCTTGATTAATGGTGATAGCAAGCAGCGTCTTGTTATCGGTGTGCAAAATGCTGTTGCTGGATCTAGTAAAGACAATCCTGCTACAGAATATCAAGCATTGCAGCGTTACCTCACCCAGGATGCTGAAGCTGGTGATCAACCTAACCCTGCATCACACGTCACTGGAGACCAACCAGACAAGAATCCTAACTTAGGTTCAAAACAAATTGGTGCTACTGGTGATGAAGATGAAAGCAGACAGGTTTCAGCAATTTCAACTCCTGCTAGCAATGCAAACCAAGCAGGAACATTCTCTGTTACTGTAGCAGATGGTAAGTGTGCTACAGATCCTGGCAGCAAGATCGAAAACATCCTAGGAGAATTCTTCGCCACACTGCAGCATACTAACGGTAACATTGGTAGTTACTACATTAGTAAGTACACTGGTGGTATCTTTGAGTTGCAATCAATTGCTCAGGGATATATTACTAGAGTTCAGGCAGTCGTTTCTGCTGCTATCAGCAGAGCGTTTGGCGAACTGATGAATCAGATCAAAAAAGGCATCCAAGCATTAATTAAAGCTCTGTTGGCACCTCTTCCTGGTGTTCTTAAACCTGTGGTGGATTGGTTCACCCAGATGCTAGAGAAAATGGGGTGTACTATGGAGAACCTCATCGACAGAATGTCAGATTTTGTCGAAGGTATTCTCTTGGGATACATCGGAGACATTGTTTCCTTTGCAGCGTGTCAGGCGAAGCGTTTTGTTGACGCTATCTTGGGTCGCGTTCTGTCCGAGATGTCTGGTATTATTAATACTGTATTCGGTGGACTTAGTTCTGTCCTCGGTGCTATTGGTAGTGCAGTTGATGTTGTTGGCGGTGGTCTTTCATCTATTATGAATCTGCTGGGCATCTCTTGCTCTGGTAACGCTGCCTGCAAGAGTGGTCCTAAGAAAAAAGACAGCAAGGAAGGTGGTTTTGAAGGACTCAAGGCGGGATACAACGATCTCGATGAACTGCTCGCTGCACTAGAGTCTGGCAACCATCTTCCTATCGATAGTTACTGTGCCGATGCCTTAACTGAACCAGAACACACCACTGAAGTAAACGTGTGGGGTCCGCAAGTTCCCAACAGTTCAGGTGGAGGCGACACTGATAGTGATGGTCTTGACGGTGATGGAGTTGGTACTGGTGACGGTACTGGCGCTGGCACTGGTACTGGTATTGGTTTCGAGGACATTACTAATGCTATTTGTTCCGCAAGGACTATTAGGGTAGAAGATATTCCTGAGACTGGTGGTGTTCCCGAAGGATCTATTGCTGAAATTAAAGTCAGACGCAACGGCGACACCTCTACTTCAAACTCTTTTAATTACTATACTATTGATGGTACTGCGAAAGCAAACGAAGATTATTGTCCTGTAAGTGGTTTCTTAGGATTTGGTGTTGGCGAGGTAGAAAAAACTATTCAAGTTCGTACTATCTCTGACAATGTTCAGGAGGGTAACAAGTATTTCTTCCTTAAGATCAAGACTGATGGTTGTGGTGATGTTCCTAAAGATGTAGGTAAGATCTGGATCTTAGATAACAATATATTGTTAGGTGATCCTACTGTTCCTAATTTGGATACAGGTGGTGGAATTGGATCCGCATCTATTCTTGACTTTGACACACCTGTTTACCTACTCACAGCAGATAAAACTGTTGTGTATGAAGGACAAGAGGTTACATTTAATTTACAAACCAACAATGTAGAGGATGGAACAACAATCAACTACACCATCGGAAGAGAGTCCACAGGTATCACCTTCGCAGACATTTCATATGTGGTTGAAGATGGTAAGCGGAGTTACGTTACTGGTCCTGCTGATATGGGTCGCCAGTTTACTGTCATTGATAACCAAGCTTCAGTCACTATCGCACTTCTAGATGATGGTGTTGTAGAAGACACTAACGAAGTTGCTGAGCAAATTTTCGTTGAGTTGAACGGTTTAGGTGTTGCAGCAGGTTGTGCTGTGTTGGATCCTGTAGCAACTGGTGTTCTTGATCCTAATGCTAAGTCTGTTTCTGTTGCTGCAGATAAAGTTGCTGTAGAAGAGGGAGAGTCGGTGACATTTACTGTCACTACTACAAACTTCCAAGATGGTGAGCGTTTGAATTACACCTTGTTCGGTTCTCAAATTACACAGAGTGATATTTTAGAACCATTAGAAGGTTCTGTTTATATTGAAGGCAATAAGGGTGAACTGGTTGTCAATGTGTTAGAAGATAGTGAGCGTGAGTTGGCAGAAAATCTGTCGTTCACGATCAATGACTATGCAGCAACTGCTACCATTGTTATCCGTGCCGATGTTGATCAGCAACCTGATATTATATTCGATGGTGATGATGACGATGATGATGGTCTCCCTGTCTTGGATACTCCTGTTATCGATGATGACGGTGGTATTATTGACATCGCAGTTCTGAAGTCTGGCAGAAGATACCGTGCGAGACCTTTCATCTCAATTGAAGATAATGCAAGAGGATTTGGTGCTTATATTGAACCAATTCTCAATAGTGAAGGTTATCTGACACGAGTTAAAGTTGTTAGACCTGGACAAGGTTATGCTGGTAAACCAAAACCTACTAATGTTGTTTGTCAACTGGTAGGATTTGCTATTACTAATGTTGGTGGTCTCTATACTTCTGCACCTACAGTATATGTAAATGGAGATAGTTCTATTGCTAAAGCAACTATTTCTGATGAAGGTTTTGTGGATGGTATTGTTCTGGTCAAAGGTGGTCAGAATTACCTTGAACTTCCTGAAGTCATCATCACTGGTGGTGGCGGATTTGGTGCATATGCTAAACCAGATCTGCAGTGTGTTCCTGAAGAACAGTCCGAACTTATTCTCCAAGGTCTCGCTAGAGATCCTGCTAACTACGTTGATTGCCCGTAATGTCTAGTAAGTCAGATCCAAAAAAGAAGAATACTAAAAGCGAGGTTAGCAGATCTGGTCATATATGGCAGGTTTGTGATAATCCAGACAAACCATATCAATTAATTCAACATAAAGATGGACACCACGTCTACTTAAGGCAAGATGGTAGTGTCCAGATCAAAGCAGTTAAGGTTCCTGCCGACAACCCTAACTCTGGTAAGCTTCTGGTTCACGCATATGGTGATGCTCTCATCAAAGTTGAGCAGGATGCTAATATCGAGGTTGGTGGTGCTTGCACACTAGAGGTTGATGGGCAGTTAGATGTCCACGCATATAAAGACATTAATATGCGGTCGGAGGGTAACATTAACTTTAATGCTGCCAAGAACTTTACTGTTAATGCCGATCAATCTATTATTTTGAACGGTAAGTCTAAAGTTGTTCAGAATGCTCCTAAAGTGGAAGCTATGACTGATATCAAAGCGGAGACTATTACTGGACCTCAAAATGATATTATCTTTGGTGAAAGAACCATTGCAATGACTGATCCCAGAGGTACTTTTACTCTGATGAGTATGGGTCATATGGTCACTGTGGTTAAGGGTGATCACGAGAAAACTATTGGTGGTAGAGAGTCTGAGAAGATTCTAGGACTCCCTCCTGTCCCTCCTCTGCCTACAATCCCTCCTGGTGGTCCTACCAAGACCACGATCATCGGTGCCTCAGGCGGTCTCGGTAGGGTCGAAAAGATTATGACTGGTAACGATGTCAACACCGTCGTGGTCGGTAACAAGATCACCAATGTTGTAGCTGGTAACAATGTGATGACAGCAGGCGCTGGATCTGTTACAATAGCAGCAGGCGTGAACGCAACGGTGACTGCCACTGCCAATGTGACAATTGCTGGAGCGACCGTCTTCATCAACTAAAGCACAACCCGTGTGCTATAATTACGGGGTACTGACAAAGACCTATGTCTCCTGACGCTGTTGTTGAAAAGATCATCGTGGACATCCAGTCCCGAGCGATCCACCTCATTTCTGATGAAGGTGAGCACCGCACCCTTGACTGCTCTGACAACTATGAAGCATTTATGGTGATGCTTGAACGCTGCCGCGATCAGGGTGAAGACTATATGGTTTACGTCGAACCTACTACCTGACCAAATTCGCCTTTTGATTACCAAAAAGTCGGAAAAAAAAGTCCGCCAATTTTTCGACTTTTTAGGTTTTTTGCGAGTGTGGTGAAATTGGTAAACACATCAGACTTAAAATCTGCCGAACGTAGCGTTCTTGCGGGTTCAAGTCCCGCCACTCGCATAGGGTGGTCAAAACCGCCCTTCTCTTCTATAATAAATACTCACGATTCGTTATAACGTCGTTATGTCGCAACCTTCCAACAAACAAGACCAATATGGTCTGTTTTCTGTCTTTCCGACTTTCGTGTATCGTGGCAAATTAGCGACACACGAAAAATGGAAAGAAATCCTCGTTCCGATTCTTGAAAAGCGTTATCGGGACGTAAACGGTTCTAACAGCAATACCCGTAGCACAGACGGTCAAGCTTGCTGGAACTGTGACTGCTATACCAGTTTCTTCGATGAAAGTATGCAAGATCATACTAAAGAAGAAGAAATCGAGGTGCAAGCACTTCTCGCAGACATTTCTGTGAACCTCCAAGAGGCGATTAAGTCTGCAGAGTTCTATCCTCACGCATTCTTGGTTGCGCAACAGTGGTTTAACGCATATGGTCCTGGTCAAAATCAGGAACCTCACAATCACGTTCCGTCACACCTTTCGGGCATCTACTACATCACTTTTGACCCGAATCTGCACAGTGGCACTACCTTCCTGAATCCTAACAAGATGTATACGGAAGGACCTCGTTATAACAAGCATTACTACGATCCTGATATGTTCGGGTATGGTTGTTATAAGGAAGAAATGTCTCTGACTGTTGCAGAGGGTGATGTTGTCATCTTCCCCTCTCAGATGGATCATATGGTGCAGCGTCAACCTACCATTGAGAAGAATCCTGACGGTAAACTCCGTATGACGTTCTCGTTCAACGTTGAACTCGTTAGCGAAAACGAAGCACGTGAGCGTCTTGCTGATCAACTTGAGGGTGCTGGACAAAACGCAGCTCCTGGCAACCCCAACATCGCTCCTTCTGCTCCTGCACAAGACGGTGAAGGTGGTCCTCAGGCATCTGAGGAATGGTCCTCCGATTGGTTCTAAAATGCCTAGATCTCGTATGTCTAAAATTGACATTGAAGCGCGGGTTTACAAAATGAAGACTGCGCTGTATAATGGAGAGCATCGAGATAAAAGTGGTGAGTGGCACGATGGCGCTCACCACGCCCTTTCTCAGGTTCTCGATATTTTAGGGGAGTATTCCTCTTAACCCAGCACCGCTGGTTTCATTCCTCCTTAGCTCAGCGGTAGAGCGAACGACTGTTAATCGTTTGGTCCCTGGTTCGATCCCAGGAGGGGGAGTTTATTTTTTCTGTTATGCATTACAAACCTTATTCACCAGAATGGCATAGATACAGGTATCTCAAGGAAGCTCTCGATAAATACCTTGACGACTATGTTGACAACGACACCATCCGCGAAGATATCTTAGATATTCTTGCGGAGCGTTCAGAACAAGCATACGCTGAATTCAACAGAATTTCGGAATTAGAAGGAAAACTGCGAAAAGACTAAATGCTTTCTACCCAGTATCGACTACGTTTAGAGTTCATTTGTAAAAAAATTGCTAACAAAGAAGAGGTTAAACTAGATGATATGATTTGGGCAGAAAAGTTGGCAAAGCGCCATACTACTGCTCGCGACTGGTTAAACAAAGCACGCCGTCAAGCTGCTCAGGATATTGAGGAGGGCAGTATGGATGATTTTATGAATAAGATGGGATTAGGCGACCCCGACCCATCTAATTACAAAACGGGGTTCGATGGTGCTGATGAAATCGTAGATTGGTTCAAGCAAGATAAACCTGATGACTGGAGACAACGTGACTAGTTCCAATGCTGAAGATTGGCGTAAAGCCTCTAACAAGAATATTGCTGATAATCTTGTACAAAGTATCGGTGAACTTCTTGACGGTGAAGTAAAACACTACATAGTGGTTGATAGGAAATCTTCCTATAAAAAAATTGTAATTGAGTATGACCACAGCAGTACTGTATAGCAACGGCAGCCAAGAGTGTGAGCGTCTAGCAGCACTTTTGGAAAATCTCAGCGAAGTCGATGACTTCCAAAAATACGAATTAGGTAAACATTTCGAGGATCATCAATTTCGCAATGAATTTGGTGAAGACGCAACATATCCACAGTGTGCTGTCGGTTTGAAGCACATTGGCGATATGAAGACCACACTAAGATATTTGTCAGACAAGGGAATGTTCCTCTGATAAATATCAAACAGGACAACCACCATCATAATATTTTAGGTAATGGCACTTACCAGACTAGAGAATCTAATTTCCAGTAAGACTGGACGCTTTGTTTATGTGTCGCCTGACGACTTTAATGCGTCAGATGACGTAAACAATAGGGGTAACTCCCCGACTAGACCTTTCAGGAGCGTTCAGAGAGCTTTCCTGGAAGTTGCTAGATTTTCGTATAAATCAGGTCCTGATAACGACCGATTTGACGAATTTACAGTTGTGCTGTCTCCTGGAGACCACTATATTGACAACCGTCCTGGTGTTGCGAGTGCCACTCAAATTCCTGATTTCACAAGTAATGTGAACTTCGATCTGGGTAACTCCCAGAACGATCTTTATAAGTTTAACTCGACTACTGGTGGTGTTATTGTTCCTAGAGGTACCTCCTTGGTGGGTATGGACCTCAGGAAGACTAAGATTCGTCCTCTGTATGTGCCAAACCCGACGGATACTAGTATTCCTACTACATCCATCTTTAATGTAACTGGTGGTTGCTATTTCTGGCAATTCTCGATTTTTGATGGTAAGCAGAAGGTTTACTTTGATGCCTCTGGTAATAAGGCAGATCCGACTTTCTCCCACCACAAGATTACAAACTTTGAGTTTGCAGACGCTGAAGATCTGGAACTCTATTACGACAAGATCGGTGATGCCTATGAAAATATGGTCACCGACATCAATACCGACGGCGCTATTGCTGAGACGGACCTGGAAAACCGTATTGTGGGTCCTCTCTCTGACAAAAAGGTCATCGAGTCGATCACTCCTCAGGCGTTGGGTGGCAACGCAACTGAAATCAGGATCAAGACAAAAGCACCTCACGGTTACTTCGTGGGTCAGTTTGTTACTATTGACGATACTGGACTGACTAACGATCTGCACGGTTCGTTCCTAATCACCCGTCTTGACCCTGCAGATAATACTCTTTTCTATTACCGTGTTAATACCAGCATCACATCGCTGATTTCTGGTACAACATATACTACAGCATCACTGCCACCAAACAGACTGAACGAGAACGCTATTGTTCAGGCAGAGATCGATACGGTTGACTCCGCATCACCTTATATCTTTAACCTGTCGATTCGTTCTACCTGGGGTCTGGCAGGTATGCACGCTGACGGATCTAAGGTTACTGGATTCAAGTCGATGGTGTGCGCACAGTACACTGGTGTGTCACTGCAGAAAGACGACCGCGCATTCACCAAGTTCAACGAAGAGACTGCGCAGTTTGAATCTGCTTGGAACGGCGTTGCTGTCACTGACCCTGAAGAACTGGCAACAGGTTCGTTTGCTACCACTCCCTACCACACTGATGGTAGAGCATACTTTAAGAACGAGTGGAGAAACGCTCACGTCAGAC